ATAAAATCATCAAGAACAGCTTCAACAGCAGATTGAACTGCAGATGTATTTGGATAAATGTTAATCACAAAATCAACCGTTATTGGAGTAGGGGGAAAGACAAATATACCATGTTGTTGACCAACAGGAGACCCCACATAAACTCCACTAATAGGATCGACATGCTCTAAAATATAATCTCTGACCAAAGTACATTGAGTTGATGTAGGAATAATAGTTGTTTCCTGATTGTCAAGAACAAAACTTACTCCGACCGTTCCTATTCCATAATATTGATCGTGATTCCATGCCCTGGTCACGTCCAAATCAGGAATTTCTTTGGCCCACTTTGCATAATCAAACCCTGCCCCTCCATGAGGAGGTTGTTGTTTTCGAGCTAATATTCTGGCCCGATAATCTTCATCACTTTCTTCATCTTCACCGTTGATTAATCCACCAGAAGCCACAATAGCCGTAGAAGATATGCCCGAAACAGGACTAACAAAATATAACGTCACTCCGGCTATTTCATTTCCATCTTCACCTGCTACTTTGGCCGTAACTCCAATATCTTCCGATGCTGATCCTAGAGTAACATCCTCATTGGTTTCATATATCCTACCATCGGACGGTCGCCTAAGTTGAGTTCCCCCTGGAATAGTTGTGCCGATAGTTCCCGTTACCGTTACATTTCCAGAAGCATATGTAGCTGCTTCTCTTAATATTCGATATTCCGCTCCTATTTCATTCAGACCATCTGTGTCTGCCTGAAGAACAAAAAGTTGTTTAGATTGACGAACTAAATATCCGTAAAGACTATGACAAACCATAGCCTGAGTCTTAGCCCAAACGTTAACAAAAGACCGTCTTAGGGCTACCCCGATATTCATTCGAGTTTCTAAGTCTGATTTTATCCTATCTCTCAGTGCTTGAAGAGTTGGACGGCTAAAACTCATTTATTGTAGCCTCCCATTTTTTTGCAAAAGCATAAGTTGTTATTAATCCGCCCGTTTGATACAGAGTAATAAGTATTCCAAGATAAGGACTTTCCACTGATCCCGGCTCCCCGCTTTTCTGTCCTTCTAAACGATAAGCTTTGACCTCAATTTTGCTAACTATTTTGTCTTCAACCATCCATTGAAGAGCAGATTGAGCGTATTCTTCAGCCCGTTGAAGTGTTTCTTCCAAAGTTTTTTCCCGAACCAATAACCACAACAAGGAGCCTATCTGATCATTAGCATATTCACTTATCATATCTCCTGGCCAACCACGCCGATCTTCTTGTGGCCAAGGAAGCTCATCTTCTGGTCCAGCCCTACGATCTGAAAAAAGACTAATTATAACAGCAGTATAAAGCCCTTGATCCATTACCAAATCATCATATTTTATAATAACATCACCCACTAAAGGAACAGATTCCCATCTGATTTTAACATCCCCTTGAGGGTAAGATAAATCGGTTGGGGCCATAATTAGGCTCTCCTAAATTCTATCATACTTCCGACTACCCTAATTGTATGACCATAGACATGTACAGATTCATCATTTGCCTTAAGCCAAATTCTATGTTTGTCTCCGGTCTTATCTTTCCAAGTATAGATAGCGACATCTCCCTCATTCAAATCATTTGGGCGATATCGTCTATCATGGACAATAATGGCATAACCATCTTCTCTATTTCCGCCCCTAAAGAGAGTAATAGCTTCTGATCCAACAAGAGGATATGATTCTTGGCCATAATTTTGAGGGCGAACCATGTCAGAAATTGATTCACCATCCAACGCTTTTACGCTGATAAACTGATATTGTCCATGAGTATTATTAACATAAGTTAAAATGGCCCTGGCCACGAAGGATTGAATTCTTCGTTTAATGGGGTCCAAAAGTCTTGATGTTACACTACTATCAGGCATTATGTTGGCGGTAAATCTGAATCCAAATCAGATTTGATTTTTGGTAATGAATATGGTTCAGGAATTAAAGCATCTGGACTCATAACTGTTATTTCTGTAGTCGTTCCCCCTGGACCAATTCTGTAAGTTAAATCAGTTATCAAACGTTCAACATTATCCATTCCAAACAGACTGTCTTTGACTGTAACCTTGCCATTCAACGGCCAAATTGTTCCATCTGATTGAGTCCATCCCTGAACAACATATACGTTTCTTCTTGACAATCCGGCCCTAGTTGTCGCTTCCCACAAAGCCCTTTCTTCAGCTTCCTTATTATTAGATGGAGAATCACTAATAATTATTAGTGGCCTATATCGTTCTCTATTCCATAAAACAGAATCTTCAGCATAACCCACACAGGAAATATTTTGATCTTCATGAGCATCTGGTAAGTCAGGGTCTTCTGTAAATGAATCAAAAGCCGTCTGAGATTTGACAACATAAAAACTATATCTATCCCGATTATCTTGAAAATCATTAGCTGAAAGTATATTGTTTCCAAGCTGAAGAGAATCGACCGCTTTATTTGTTCCTAATCTTGATAAACATATATTTCCATTCCCCAATGAATAAACAAGAACCGTCTTTAACCTACAAAGTTTGGCAATTATTGAATAAACAGATTCTCCTTCAATTACCTTGTAACTCTTTATTTCTTCCATAGCTGGTCCTGACGCTGAAGAATGAAGAACTACAGAAATTCCAAATGGAAGGCAAATTTGGCTAACAATATCATACAAGGATAATCCCTTCCATTCTCCGTTTTTTGCTCCTATTCCTGTTTCCGGACCACCTCCTGTTCTAATCGTATTCACCCAGTGAGAAGAATCCACCAAATCACCAGCTTTATCTCGACCGAATATTATTATTGAATGGCTTTTGCTATCATACCTTGAATTACGACCATCTATGTATCCAGTAATCAGTATTTGTTCCAAGCCTTTGCTTTCATCTCGAATCAGAACCGAGCAAGGATCACCATTTTTGATTTCCCACTTGGTCAAATGGCCAGGATATTTCTCAGTTATTTCAAATTCAAATGCTCCTGATAATCTACGGATAGATGTAGTTACCCGTCCTCTGGTCCATCCGCCAAATTCTCCACTACTTAATTTTAGAATTAAATCATTCATTTAAAATCGTCAATGTTTCGCCTTCCGGCAGAAAACCAGGATGTTGAACAATCGAATTACGATCAATTATATCTTGTTCCTTATCCAAAGCCAAATTTCTATCACTATCATAATATTTTTCATAGGCTAAGTGAAGAGCGGACATGGGAGCGGGTAGAACTTCATAGGTTGTCAACTTGGACAAGCTTGAAGATGAATAGTCCATCGCCCGAACAAAATCAGCTTGAATTTGATGGAGATAATCCCCGGTATCAAAATGGGACCTGTCACTGGCTCTAAGAGTTTGGGTTTCGATTATTTCAGCTATCCTGTCTCTGGCGTCAAGCATCTCTTCATAACTACTAAATTCTTCTTCTTCATCAACGGCAACCTGAATAGCCTGAGCAATCGCCAAATTCCTAAAAGCATCTACTATTTCATATTGGTTTATCCATTCTTGTTCCCTAATTGGAATATTTCGTGGTGGGTCAGATAAGCTATTACCGAAGTCTGCTATTTTAATTCCTGCTTCCATACCAGCTAAAGGTTTATCTCCTAAAGGAACAAGAGAGGGAATTTGACAAAGCAAATCAGATAAAGAAGAATAAAGAACAGTTGGGGTATAAACCAAAGAAGATAAATTGTCTCTAATGCTTTCAAGGTCCGTAATAAATGGGGTAATTGAAGAGGGAGTAAAAGTTTTAGGAACTGTTTGAACAACTCCCCGGACAGAAGTCAAACCCGCATCCATGACCTCTTCAGCTTTTGTAGCTAAATAATCTGGAGTAGAAACATATGGACTTATCATTGGCCCGCTATTAACTTGATAATTAGTTGCAAATTCATCCGCCCAAACAGAAAGAGAAAGAGTAATAAGAGCTTCTAAAGTAGCTGAAAAATTAACCTCTGTGTCAGGTTGAAGATTTTCCCCGGCTTCCTGAAAAACCATCTGAAACCGGGCCATGCCTCCCCTGGTAACATTTTCGACTATTCGAGCTAATTTTACAACATTAACCCACATTTCAGAGGATTCACCATCTGAATGAGGGTAAGGGAGTACTAATTTTCCAGGGCCGGGTTTTTTAAGGGCTTCAATTAATCTTCGCTTATCCTCAAGATAATCCCTACCATTATCATCATTTTGAATCACATATCCATTAACAATAAATTGATCGGCTGCTTTGCCCATGTCTTCAGCATAAGGCTTATCACGAAATGGGTATTCATGAACAACCGTTCTTCGACCAACTTCAACTTGAGAAGTTTCAACAAAGAAATTTATTCCACGAAATGACGCCTCACGAAGACGCTTTCGCCAAGGAGACCAAGATTTTCTATTTTCACCAGCCATTACCAGGGCCTTCCACTATCAATTGGACCAGTAGATAAGACTTCAACATTAATAGGCATATCTGGTCCTGATTCTCTTGTAACCATAACCGACTTATCTTCTGCGATTTCAATTTTTATTGAAATTGGTTGTTCAATTTGAAAAGTCCTATTTGCCTCCAAAAATGGTTCAATTTCCTTTTCTATTCTTGGCATTAGGACTCTTTGACTTACTTCTGCTTCCTTTATAAATTTTTCCAACCATTCATATTTAGCAAATAATCTCGCTTGTTCTTTTATATTTTTACTTATTATAGGAGACCATAATTTATGAGGTTTAGGCCATTTGCTCCATTTACCTAATAACCCGAAAGACAAGTCATTTAATAGTCCGGCTGGTAAATCCATTAAACCAACAATAGCATCATGGATCAAAGCAACCAGTAAGGCCACTGAATTCAAAACAAGAAGAAATCCATAAAAAGCCCTAATCAAAACTCTCGATGTTTGTACTCCCGCATTCTCCCATTTGGACATGCCGGATTCAGACTCTCCAAACATTCCCATCAAAATTCTAAATTGTATTTTTACATCCCTCAACCCCTCAAGATTATTCGTAATTCCTTCTTTAAATCCCCTAGCAAATTCACCTATGGCTTTGGCAATTCTTTCGATGTTTACTGCTATTCTTGCCCACAATTCATCATTTTTAGAAAGGTCTTGCATCCATTCAGCCAATTTTCGACCAGTTTTATTTATAAAATCTCCAACGCCTCCTTTCATAAAGGCTAGTCGAACAGCTTCAAAACCAGCCTTCACAAGTTCAATCATTCCGGGCAGACCTCTCATCTGTGCTTCGGCTGTCCGTCTAGTAATTCCCTCCATCCTGTCTATTTCATCAAGCAAGAATTTGAGTTCTTCCGAGCCCATAGAAAGAAGAGCCATCATAGTTGGGCCGCCAAACCGACCAAATATTTCCATCATGCCCTGGGCAAGACGAACATGTCCTCTCTTTTTTTCCGCCTTTTCAAGTTCCTTGAGTATGTCCACCATTGATCTGAGAGAACCTTTTTTTGGACCGGTGACTTCCTTGACTTGAAGACCAAGATATTTAATCCACTTTGCCTGCTTTTGGGTTGGATTCATCAAATTGGTCATCGCTCTAGAAAAAGCTCGGCCAGCCATTCCTCCTTGAATACCAGCAGAACCCATTAGACCAAGAGAAGCTACAACCTCTTCAATAGACATGCCAAAATTTTTAGTTACAGGACCAGCCCGTTTCATAGACTGACCCAACATGGAAAGATCAACGTTCGTGCTGGTAAAAGTCGTGACCAGAGCATCGTTAACTCTATTAAGATTTGAAGTTTCCAAACCAAAACCAGCCATGACATTGGTCACGATATCGGCGGCTCTGCCTAAATCCATTTGAGCAGCAGCAGCCAAATCAAGAGTGGCGGGCATAACCTCGAAAATTTTACTCACTCCCATACCTGCTTTTCCCAGGAACAACATACCTTCAGCCGCCTGTGTGGCGGTGAATTGGGTGGACGCTCCTAAGGATAAAGCCTGTTTTCTCATCATATTCATCTGGCTGGCTGTGGCCTGGGTCACGGCTCCGACCATATTCATAGCCGCTTGGAATTTTGCGGCTGTTCGAATGGATAATGCTCCGAAGGCCACCAGAGGCAAGCCAATACGAATCATTAGTCTACGGCCAATTCTGCCCAATTTCCTCGCGGCGGTAAGGGCTCTTCGTCCCATTATGCGAAGAGCATTAGTCACCCTTCGAACAGGGTGGACCAATCCCCCAACCGCCCTACTGACCCGATGAACAGGACCAGAAATCTGGTCTATTGCCTTGAGAACAACACTAATTGAAAACTGCTTTGGCAATTTCCATAGCCCTTTCTGTCCAGAAATCCAAACGTTTCATGGACATACCTAAAATTTCACTTTCACTGAAATGAAAAAAATGAGCTATTACGCCTAATCTATCCCTCCAATCCCCTGGAATTTCTTGAAAAAATCCTCAAGCAAATCCTTTATGGATGCAAGATCGTCAATATCTAGATTAGAAACATCTTCCTGAGGAAGACCCGACAAGGCAGAAATCATATAAAATGTTTTTTGAGTATCTCCGCCTTCCACTTCTTCCATTCCACAAATATCCCGTCCCACAGGACGACGAAAAACCAATTCAGTTTTTTCTTGACCGTTTACCTTGATCGGATATTCCAATTTAATGACTTTTCCTTCGCCTCTCATTTCATCTTCCTCCTCTAATTATTTCAATTAAATTAAACAGTTGTTTCCGTCCATCCGGTCCCTTCAAAAATAATCGGGGTATCACCTTCACCGGCAGTCACTGCAGCGGGCTCCATGAACGTGGCGTTATTCATAGAATAAGCCTTGCCTCCGGTTGCCCCCCTGAAGATTACCGTATTGCTGGCTCCTACGATATTGTAAAGATCAGCAATAGACACATCATCTCGGTCAGTGATTGTAACTTCAAGCCTAGCCGGAACAAGTTCCTCACTTTGGCCGTGAATTGCTGTGTCCCCAACAATATTGGTTCGTTTGACAGCGGGAGTACCATCACCAGGACCAATTCCAGAAGCCACAGCCCCAGCTTTATTGAGCAACCGAACTCCATTAACAATAATTGCCACTCTACCCGTTATTTTAGCCATTGAATTTTCCTCCTGAGAATTGTTTATTTTTTCAATCTAGGGCCAGTACAATCAATGATTTTGGCCCTAGATTCCATTTATATTTCTATTCTATAGGTAACTGCCACCTACAGAATAAACTGAACAACTGACGCCAAAACTCGGAACTGATTAATCAGGTCCGGAGGCAGAAGTACATTAACCCTGTTAAGGTCTGCATCGTCTCGCTCAACAATCAAATTGTCTTTGAAATCATTAAGATTTTCAATCAGCCCTCGATCTGAAAGTTGAGTAAACAGGTTAATAATTTCCAATTTGATATCATTGGGGGTAGTAACATAAGAACCTGGTTCAATGTGTTGATTGTCATTGGCCAACTTAAATCTCGGAACCAGATAGCGGTTCGTCATCCTGATCTGGTACTGATCCCTAATTTCTCCAAGAGTGAACAAGGTTTGAATATCCAAATAACTCGGATCAGATATTCCAACCGCATTAGTTTGATAAGTCGTGATACATCGCTCAATTGTCACTCGCCCGCTAGAATCAACATAATAAGTAGCAATACCATCATAGAGCAACGTATCCCGTTCCGCCCTTGTGAATTGACTTGCTTTGGACGGAGCCAGAATCCCCTTGAGCTCAAGATAATGGAGGGGCCGAGCCGGATCATTATTTAGAGCCGCCCCGGCTGTAGCCGCCAAAACCGCCGCCCAAATTTCAGGTCCAGATGGACTGTCATTGTAGCCCATGATTGTATTGTAAGGGCTATTCCTGCTGTTGCCCAAAACAGTACAAGCGGCCTGAGTACCCTGATAAGCGGTATAACCATGTCCTTGCCTCATGTTCAATGGGCCAAATCGATCTTCAAGTTCATCTTCAATAGACGTTAAATTAGCTGCTGTAGTGTATGGATACGCAATGTGATGAAATCGCTCTTCATCAACCGCTGCTATGGACCAAACATTATCCAAATCCGGATCAGTTGTTCCCCCAGACGGCTCGGTAATAAGCATGGACAAACCATCCGGAGTTCTTTGCCCGGTATAATAATTAGCCCGAATATCTATACTATTACCAACTTCCCCAGCATTCTTGGCCGTAAAACCTACAATCGTTGAATCAGCAGAAACGGCATCTACGGGCAATCCAGAAGCTTTGGCCGAAACCGCCTCTAAAATAGCAGAAGCTATATTAACTGCTGAATCTCCTTCATTTATCTGGACATAGCATTTTTCACCAGCTACAAGCAGATAATAAGTTCCGTCTTCTGTGGCAGAACCCGTGATGTTAATGTTTCCACTGGCAGCGACAGCTGCCACGTCATCTGATAAGCCAATCGCCCAAAGTTCCATGTTGGGATTAGCAGATTTGAATGCATTACACATTCTAGCAGTAATTGATCCCCCACCAAAATAGAAATCTCCAAGACCATCATTAGTGATCTGATAGAGGGTGCTTGCAATTCCTGATCCGGTGGCCGTCATCTGTCCAATTATCAGAGCCTTATGAGGGTTCTGAACAAGATTTTGCAGAGCCCGGCTGTTATCTACTTCCGTGTAAACGCCAGGAGTCCGAATTCCTTCCGGAATGTTATTAAAATTAATTGCCATCTTTTCTACCTCCTAAAGAATT